GCTTGTCTACCAATTTGAATAAATGGTCTATTACCCATTGATTGGCTATTCTCATCTATAGATTTGCATTCAACGAACACCCATACCATAGCGATTGATTTTGCCAATAGCATCTTAATTCCAAATAACATACCACCAAATATCATAGTATCGATTGAATACATAATAATAATGCTTCCCATGTATAAGAATACCTTTGCAGATACTCCTTTGCGTAACAAGGCACTTTTAAAGCTTTTTAAACCCTTCTTTTTAACTGAACAATATATTGCATAGATTGTATCAATTAGAAGCATTATAAACGTTAATATAAGCAATCCTTTGATTGGTAGTAATAGTGTAATGGCCGAAGCTAACATAAGTAATATTTTATTTATCATTTTCTTTATTTTATATAAAACATTATTATTGGTTCTGGTTTGGACCGTATAGATATTTATTTGTTCTTAATGAGTAATCACCTAAAAAGATATCTGAGTCATATCTTGAATCTGTTGTTGATATGATACCACTTTCATTATCAGATGTTGCATACAATGGAAACTTATTAGAGTTCTTACATAGATACTCAACCAATCTTTCTTCATGGTATTCAGAGTATTTATCTATTTCAGTTCTAATGTATTTCATAGATGTTAAATCTGTTGGGTCAGAGAATTCACCTTTAAGTGTTTGTGGACCCTTTGCTGTGATTTTAATCATCAAAAATGGCAACGCAGCACCAACTGCTCTAAATGATAAAGCTTTCTTGATGTATGTAACCAATGTTATTTCATCTGCTGATAATGTTTGAGCAATGAATTTTGCTTTAACATCATCATATAATGGTTTACCAATGATTTCACGGATGTTGATTAATTCAACTTCTTCCAAGAATGGTACAACTTCAGATACATCAACATTAGCCAATACTGGTGTTGATGTTTTTAAATAAGCTTCACTTACGAATGATTGAAATGCCATATTATATAGTTTTATTTTGATTAGTTATTGATTCAAGTTCAATTGGAGTAGTTGTAAAATTAACATCTAATCCATTTAATTTGAATATTTTATTGATAATGCTATCTATAAAGTTTGTTGATGGTTGGATAACAAATTTTTGGAATGCTTCAACTTGTGTAGCAAAATCACCAGTACCTAATTTACCAGGTACATTGATACCAAATAACTCACCAGTTGTTACTCTATGTGATGTAAGTATCTTTTCAGTTATTTGAGATGCGATAACAGTAAATTGTTTATCGATTGATGATACATCTATTGGTGTTACTTCTGGTGCCAATTCTTTACCATCAGAGAACATTACAATAGCTTTACCAGAGTTTTTAACACCACCAAATGATTTCTTTAAACCATTTACTATTTCATCTCTTTCTTCGAAACTAGCTGGTTTTCTAAAGAACCTTACAATCACACTTGGATTGAATCCATTCTCCATTAGAGATTTATAAAATAAACCAGTTTGTGCTTCCAAATATGCCCAGTTAGCACCAGACAAATAAGATGGTTCATAGTAGTATTCATTAGATACCATTGATTGGCCAATATAAAGCAATTGACGGTAGTTTTCTTTATCATTGATATCAAACGCTGCGATTGATGTAATCTCTTGTTTACGGTCACTCCAGTTACGTGAATAAAAGTATTCACTAACACCACCATCAATAAATTTACCAGATTGGATATGCTTTGGACTGATACGATTAATCTTAACAATCTTTGAGAAATCCAATGACCAGATAATTTCTAATGCAATGGCACCATAGATTTCTTCATCTTTAGATATTATTTTTTTGAATTCTTGTACATCATGTTTACCATCGATAAAGTTTAACATCTTAGCTAAATCTAATTTTTGAGCATCAGTTAACATAGTATCATCAACTGTGTAACCATCACCAGCAACAAGAAGAGATTTGGTATCAATACAAGCTTGATGAGTTGGTGAGTTATTATATAGCTTCTCTAAATAGCTTGGATAGAATTCACCTTCATCTGTAACATATTGTACATAATCTTTTGAATGATTTTCAATTACCATTGGTAATGAAGTTTGCATACCAAATCCCATTACTGAATCATTACCAGAATTACTTGGTAGTGATACTTCATTTTGGATTGGTGCGTTTTTAGTTATATTTAGTCCGAATATTTTCATTATAAGTATACGTCATTTATTGTGTTATTATTATTTTGAATACCTTTTACTAGTACCCTTCCTTGTTCAATTATATTTCCAGTAGTTGCTGAAACAGCTAAATTATTAGCATCAAAACTTGCTAGTGATTCATATACCTTGTAATTCCATTGTGCTGTATTACCAGTAATGTTAATTAAACCATCTAATAAGTTTTCAGTTGTTCCAGATTCAGTAATATAGAATTTTTCATAGCGTTGGTTATTTGAAGTATATTTAACTCCAGTGAATACTTTTTCTTCACCAGTTTCAGCATTTTCAAATAGGAATAAATTATAAGTATATTGATTAGGGAACTCTGATTTTTCTAGCAGAGTTAACGCTACTGTATTAATACTATTTTTATTTATTATTATCATACTTTTTATTTTAAAATAGTTTTAGGTTAAAAAACGTTTATAAATAAAAAACCCCTAGCATCAGCCAAGGGTTTATTATTTTTAATGTATTTTAGTTATTAAGCTAAAAGAGCTGCGATGATTGAACTAGTTACTTCTGGAGCGTTATTAGCTTCTTCAGCAGTAAATGTGATTGTGTAGTTGTTAGCGTCAGCTTTAGCTGTACCAGAACCACCTTCGATTGCACTTACAACCATACCATCATCTTTACCAAATGCCCAGTATAGACCGTTAGAATCTTTCACGATAACGAATAATTCTTTTTGTCCAGCAGTCAATTTCTTGATAGCTTCAGCTTTAGTTTTTTCACGTCTAGATAATACCAATACTGCTGTTTGAGTAAAGAAAGTAGTACCATTAGCTAAATCGATATTAACTGTTTCACTGTAGTTTGATGTACCTCTATTGAATTCGAATGAATAGAATTTAGCAGAACCACTCATAGTGATTGCTGTAATATTTGAACTAGATTCTGTGTATGCTGAAACAGCAGACCAGTCAGCGATATAAAAATTAGTTATACCCCCAGCGTTATTATCACATGACTTAGAAATTCCAGCGTTTAATGCGTTACAAATTGCCATAATATTTTATATTTTTTATTTTTTTGTTATTATAAGTTTATCATAAGTGGGCCCGTAGGCCCATTATGAAGTTTTGTTTTATTTATTAGTTGTAATAAACGATTTCAGCACCGTATACAAAATCAACACCGAATTTGAAGTCAGCAACCATTCTTACTACTGGAGAACCAGTTACACTTCTTTGTGGAAGTACAAGAACGTCATTGAAGTCAGATACCAAGTCAGTTAACAATAATAAGTTAGTTGATTCAGCAGCAACCATTTTGTTGTCACCTAAAGCACCAACGATGATTTTAACACCTAAGAAAGTTAATTTTTGTTCTTCACTGTAGAAACCAGTGTAAGCAGAAGCTAAAGCTTGTTTGTAAATACCAGCAGTTTTAGCATTCATGTAGATAGCTAAGTCAGCAGAATCTTTGATTGTAGCTGGGATAGCATCGTATACTCTATTTAATTGAGCTAAAATGTTAGCAGAAGTTAAAGTTGTAGCAGTTACGTCAATAACTTCACCATCAGCAAGTAATTTAGCTTGTAAACCAGTTTCAGATACAAAGTTAGCAGCAACTGTTGCACCAGAACCTTGCCAAGAGATATACTCTAAATCGTTAGCAACTTTTAATGCTACTTCAGCCAATAAGAATTCTTCAACAGAAGCTGGCATAACAGAAGCATCAGAATTAGAACCAGCTCTCATCATTTGAGATAAGTAGTTTCTTTCGAATGTTCTTTGGCAATACTCTAAGTTGATTTTTACATCATGAGCAGTTACAGTTTTTTGTGATAATGTACCTTCACCAGTACCGTTGAATTGACAATCAGCATCTTGTAAGATAGAACCTAAGTTCAATTTACCAATTTTAGCAGTTGACTTAACATCTGGGATTAATTTGAATGATTCTTTACTAGTACCTTTTAATAATGCGTTAGCATAGAACCCTTCTAAATCTTTTCCGTAAAAGGTTGTATTGTCAGTAAATGATAATTTAAAATTTTTCATGTTTAAACTTTTTTTAATTTATTTTATTTGTTATTATACATCTAATTATTATTTTTTAGATAATCGTAGATTTTTTATTTTAATAGGTTTCTAAAACTGTTAACTTTAGATAGTAAAACCTCTTCTTTTTTAGTTTTAACATCGTTAACTTTTTTAGTGATTGATTCAACACCAGCGATAGTTGAAAGCTTTTCTGTTACTTCAGCTTTTAATGCTTCCATACTTGTAGCGTTACCTTCTAGTTCATTAAGTTTAGCTTCTAATTCACCAATCTTATTAACCAATTCAGCCATTTGATTTGACATAGCTTCGAATACTGGTTGAACGATAGCCATAACCTCTTCTGGTACCAAAGCTAATTTTTCTTCAGTTACTTCTTCAGTTACTTCTTCAGTTGCTAATTCTTCATCAACAATTTCTTCTTCATTAGGTAGTTCTGGTGTTTCTTCAGCGATTGAAAGTATTCTACCTTCAGCATCTAAAGTAATTACTCTATCATCTTCAAGCATATGAGCACCTTCTGGAGCATATTCAGTCATAGCTTCATCCAAAAATAATTGAGTACCTTCAGCAAATTCACCATCGTAGTGTAATGATACACCTTCTTTTGTTTTAATTTCCATAAGTTTTATATTTATTTTGTTATTATTTAATTGCAAAAGCTCAACGTCACATTTAATTTCAACGCTGAATCCTTTAACTTTTTCCGATTTTACTTCATTCATCCAGAACTGTTCATCCTTAACCTTAACACCACCAAACCAGGTTCCTTTAGGTAAACTAAATCCCATCTCTTGTGATTTATCAACATCACCAGTAATCCAATTTTGTAACAATACAGCTTCAACAATTCTATTTGAATGTTGGAAGTTGAATGAATCATTTAATTTGTTTTCATTGAATTTATCAGCTATCAACTGAATTGTTTCAACATCAAATACAATATTAAATTCATTACCATTATCATCCCTACGATAAATAAGTTTATCTGGAATCAACATTGGACCGAATAACATTTGCTTATCTTTGTTAGCAGCAAACTCCATCTCAATCTGTTTTGATAATGCAATGAAATCAATTTGAATCGCTGGTTCGTCTACTAAACTTACTGCGAATACTCCAGAAGCATCTTCTGGGTTAATCTTGATTTTGTACACTGGTAATTTATTTTCCATATATCTAATTATTAATTATGTTGTGATTGTAGATTTTTTTAAAAACTAGTTCTATCATTTAAACGTCTATCAACACCTTGTGCTGTTGTAACGTCACTTGATGTAACATATGTTTTAATAGGTCTATTGAAGTATGCTTGTAGCAACAATTCAACATTACTCATATCCACATTATTATTATTTACATTGGTAACACCTCCATTAGCCATCATAGATGTGTTAACCAAAGGAACACCACCACCAGCTTCATTGATTGCTGAAAGTATTGGTAAGAACTTTTTGGTACTAGCTTTATTAATTACAGCTTCACCACCTTCCATCTCACCATATGGTGTTGCAATACCACCAGCAGCATGTGATGGACCATCCAATAAACCACCTTTACCAAATGTTTTAACTGGTTTATTAGCAGTAATAGTAGCCAATTGTAATACACCTAAGATACCAGTTGTTGCCAATAAGAATGGATTAGGTGCAGCCTTTAACATAGCGTTAGCAAAGTTAGCTGTAGCTTGAAGAAATGTAAATTCCCATTGACGCACTTCATTCTTATATTGAGCTTCAGCTTTTTGTTTCTCGTATTTTTTATCTATATCAGCTTTCTTTTTAGCAAACTCAGCTTCTTTATCTGATTTGAACTTCTCAGCGTTTGTTTTCTTCTCAGTTGATTTTAAATAAGCATCCTCTTCAGTTTGTAAAGCATCTAATTGAGCTTGTTTCTCTCTATCGATAGCCGCTATCCTAGCTTCAGTAAGGCTATTAAAAGCAGCACCCAACAAACCTAAAACAGCATCAGCAGCATTAGCAGCAAAGTTCTCATAGTCAGCTTTACGCTTATCTAATTCTTCTTTGGTTTTCTCTGTTCTAACTACTTCTTCATTATTTATTTTGGTTGTAGTATTTTTAGTTAAATCAATAATGGTTTTATTATACTCACCTTCTAACTTAATTTTATCTCGTTTTAACTTTTCAACACCTTGCAATTCTAAATCAGCAGCATCTTCAGCACCTTGAGCTTTAATATTATATATTTCAATAGTATCTGCTATATCATCTTTCTGAGCTTGTGTAGTAGCTTTAGCTAATTCTTCTTGTTGATATGTAACTACTTCATAATACCCAACTGCTGACGCTTTTAAAGCATCTGCTTGTTCTTGAGCAGCTTTTAATTGTCCATCAATAGCAGCTTGTTCTTGTTTGTATCTATCAGTTACCTTAGCTTCAACTTCTTTGTAGTAATCTTCAGTTAGTTTTTTACGTTGCTCAAAGGTAGATTTTTCTAAATTTACTATTTCTTCAATTTGTTTTTGAGCAACACCAGTACCATAAAGTTTTTCATTAACTTCTAACTGTTTCTTTTTCTCAGCTAATAAATCACCATTGGTTTTAATCTCATCTTGAGTTTTGATTTGTAACTTATCGATATCTTCAATAACACCTTGATAAATTAAACGTTCCTCAGTACTACGAGTTTCATTCATTTTACTAATAAAATCAGCTTTCTCAGCTTCACGTTTTATTATCAATTGTGCTTGCTTATCAAGTTGTGTAGCTAAATCAATAGTTTGTTGTTCTAAACTTCTTTTAGAACTATCATCCAATTCTTTATTTAACTCTTTTTCTTTATTATTAGCATTCTTTTTATCTTCTAATTGTTTATCT